CAGGCGGCAGCAGTTAACTCGTTGATAGCATTTTTTCTTGAAAGCGACCTATCTCAAGAAGAGGTTGCCTCAGTATTCGGGGCAAATACAGAAAATTCCAATGCTGGGCGTGAAAAATCAATGGATGCGCGCTGGCAGGAAATCGCTGAACGGATGCATAAAAAACGCATCGAAGGCGGCATGATCACCTCCTTGCCGCTGGGTGCAAAAATACACGATAACAATTTCAGCCGACCTAATACTTCGTTCGATCCATTTATGGAAGTCATCACCCGTTATATCGGTGTTGGTCTCAATATGCCATTTGAACTGATCGGCAAGAACTTCAGCAAAACTAATTATTCATCAGCGCGCGCCGCATTGGCGGAAGCCTGGCGCTTCTTTATGGCAGAACGCACCTGGATAGAGCAGGGCTGGACAATGCCAATTGTCGAAGCGCTGATGGAAGAAGCGATGAATGCAGGCCGCATCGAAGCACCTGGCTATTATGATCATAAATATGCCTATTGCAAAAGCCGCTTTATCTATTCAGGACGTGGCTCCATCGATCCCTACAAAGAAGCCCGCGCGATTGAAACAAGGCTTAAAAACGGCATCACTACCCTGGAAAAAGTTTTTGCTGAAGAGGGCGAAGACTGGGAAGACATGATCGAGCAGCGCGCCCGCGAAGAGGCGCTATTTGAAGAATTAGGGCTTACCAGCCCCTATGAAACCTATGCGCCAGAAGCCCAGGCGGTTGACCCACTATTGACCGACAGCAATGGTAATCCGCTCGATGATAATACCAATGCAACTGGTAGCCAAGGAGACAATGCCAATGCGTAACCCAGTTTTATTTTCCCGCATTTTCAATACCCCGCTGATGATCCAGGCAACTAAGTTGGATGCGATTGTGGCGGGTATTGGCGGTCGATTTGGGTTAGATGCAGCAAGCTTGCCTAAACCGGAAGCCTTTTTAGCTAAAACCGGTAACGAGGTTACATCAAATTACCAAATTAACGGAAATGTCGCAGTTATCGATATTTTCGGCGTATTGTCACATCGCGGCATTGTTGAAGGGGCGAGCAGTTATGTGGTCGGATACGACCATTATGCAAAAGTTGTCAATGCAGCATTAGCAGACCCCACTGTTAAATCTATCCTATTGCAAATGGATTCGCCAGGCGGTGAAGTTTCCGGTGCTTTTGAGTTGGCTTCCTTAATCAAACAAGCAAGCCAAATTAAGCCAGTTAAAACCGTTATTTCCAGCATGGCGGCATCGGCAGGTTATTTGCTTGCCTCCGCAGCCAATGAAATCGCCATCAGCGATACCGGCATTGCAGGCTCAATCGGCGTAGTGATGCGCCACATTGATATGTCCAAAGCCGCCGAAATGGACGGCATTAGCGTCACCTACATTTACGCTGGCGACCGCAAAATTGACGGCAACCCATTCCAGCCTTTGCCAGATAACGTCAAAGCCGATTTACAAACCCAAATAGACAAACTTTACAGTTTATTTGTAACTACAGTTGCCAATAACCGCAATTTGACGACCGAACACGTGCGCGCCCAACAAGCCGCTATTTATACTGGGCAAGACGCCATCGATGCAGGGCTGGCCGACCGAATTGCCACGCCGGATGAAATCCTGGCGGACATGCAAAAACTTTCAACTAACCAAAGGAGTATTTATATGGGCACCCAAAACCCTGATAACGCTGCTTTGGAGCAACAAGCGCAGGACAAAGCCCGCGCCGAAGGCTTCGAGGCGGGCAAAAAAGAAGGCGCAGTTGCCGGTGCGCAAACCGAGCGCGAACGTATCGGCGCCATCCTCAACCATGCCGAAGCCAAAGGCCGCGAAAGCCAATCAATCGTCATGGCGCTGGAAACCGACATGACGCCAGAACAAGCCGGAAAGCTATTGGCGGCGTCGCCAAAAACCGACGCGACAAGCCCAAAAGCAGGCATGACCGAATTTGAAAGACAAAGGGCCAAGGTTGGCGTGACCAACATCGGCGCGGGCGCTGATCCCGGCGATGATGAGGGCGGCGAAGAAACTGACGAACAGCTGGCCGCCAAAGTCGTCTCTATCCACAACAAAAACAGGGGGATTAAACAATGACTGCTTCTTTTTCATCAACTGCTTTTGTGCCGGATCAGCTAATTGCTGGCAATGCTGACGAATTAGTCGGCGAGAAGATCACCGTCCTTAGCGGGCAAGTGCTATCGCGCGGGGCAGTATTGGGCAAGATCACCGCATCTGGTAAATATATCTTAAGCGCTTCTGCTGCTGCGGATGGCTCGCAAACACCGGATTTTATCTTGGCGGAAGACTGCGACGCGACTGGCGGGGACAAACAAGCCTTGGCGTATAGCCGTGGGGATTTCATCGCTGAAAAAGTCATTTTAGGTGCAGGGCATACCATCGCCAGCATCAAGGAAGGCTTGCGGGTGAAGAACATTATTTTAATCACCAGCGTCGCCGCATAAGGAGAATAACAATGGCTGATCTATTTTCTACCAATACTATGCTGGCTGTGGTCAATTCGCTTATTGCTACGCCGCAATTCTTTCTCAACCGTTATTTTCCAATCGAGCAAACGGAAAATACCGAAGAAATCCATTTCGATGTGATCGATAAAACCCGCCGTCTGGCGCCGTTTGTCAGCCCGGTTGTTGCAGGTAAAGTTGTGCAAAGCCAAGGCTTCACCACCAAGACGTTCAAGCCTGCCTATATCAAGGATAAACGGGTATTTGATGTTAACCGTCCATTCAAACGTTCGGCAGGCGAGCCTATTGGTGGCAGCCTAGACCCGATGAGCCGCCGCTTGGCATTGGTTGGTTATGAAATACAAGACCAGCTAGACATGGTCAACCGCCGTTTAGAAGTCATGGCTGCTGAAGCCTTGAGAACCGGTGCGGTTACGATTACTGGCGACCAATACCCCACGCAAAATGTCAGCTTTGGACGTTCTGCAGGCAATACCGTTGTGTTAGCTGGCGCTGCCCGCTGGAACCAAGCCGGGGTTAATCCGCTGGACTCATTGCAAGATTGGTCGCAAATCGTCCTACAGAAATGTGGCGCAATGCCGCGCGATGTCACCATGACGGTTGATGTATGGAAAGTATTCCGCGAAAACTCATTTGTTAAGGCCAGGTTGGAAAAGCTCAACTGGAGCGCCCCTATGGTGCAAGATGCGCAAATCGTAGAGGGCGGCGTCTATATGGGCAATATCGATGGCTACAACATCTTTATTTATTCCGGCTGGTATGTCGATGACACCAACACCGAACAACCTATTTTGCCAACAGGCACAGTGCTAATGGGTGGGTCTGAAATCCAGGGTGTACGCGCATTCGGTGCTATCCGCGATGAAGACGCGGGCTTCCAGGCTTTGCCCTATTTTCCGAAATCGTGGGTCGAAAAAGACCCAAGCGTCCGTTATTTATTGATGCAATCAGCGCCGCTGGTCGTGCCAACGCGTGTTAACGCATCATTTGCAGCAACCGTTCTGTAAGCTGGAGGCAAGATGAAAATCATCACTAAAACGACGTTATATACCTCGGCGACTGAATCCGTGCCACCGGGTACAGAGGTAGAGCTGGGCGTTGGGGAAGCCCTTAGCTTGGTTGACCGTGGCTTGGCGGAATTACCGTTTGTACCGGAAATTGAGGATGAAGCTGCCGCTAAAGCCCAAGCTGAAGCAGACGCTGCCGCGAAAGCCCCAAAGAAATAATTTGTAGGGTGCGCTATGCGCACCTTGGACTTCAACGGTGCGCACAGCGCACCGAAGGAAGCCAGGGATGGCTGACGACCCCCTAGGACGGTTGCGTAGCGAAGCGTAGCAGAGGACGCGAGGGCAGATTAGACAGGCATGAGACATGACAATACGCGCTTATAAATTACAGATTATTCCGAATGCGGAGCAAAGGAAAGCCCTTGAAAATTACCAGGGTGCGGCACGGTTTGCCTGGAATTTCGGGTTGTCCATGATAAGCAAGGCTTATAAGCGAAGGAAAGATAAAGCCAATTACATGACAGTATCGAAGCTGATAACCAAGCTCAAGAAAACCAGTCGATATTCGTGGTTGAATGAAATCCCGTCGGATGTGGTTGCCCAAAAACTCAGGGACTTGGACAGGGCTTACCAGAATTTCTTTGCCGGGCGGGCAAAATACCCCAGGTTTAGAAAGAAAAGCCCGTCGTGGTCAATCCGGTTTAATTTTGACAACCGGCACAGCGGAAAAGTGAAGTCATGGGCGAATGGCGAAATGGTGCTGCCTGGAATCGGCAAGGTCAAGTTAAGCCAGGAATTGGCAAAGCAAATGCCCAAATTAATAACCATCAGCAAGGACGGCACAGGCAGGTATTTTGCCAGTTATGCGGTCGAGCAGGACATCAAGCCGATGGCGTTGGCTGGTTCAATGGTGGGTATTGATATGGGCATTAAGTCGCTGGCAACCCTATCAAACGGGCAGGTAGTAGAAAACCCACGGTTTTTAAGGCACATGTTAAAGCTGCTGCGGGTTCGGCAAAAATCATTGTCAAGGAAGCAAAAAGGCTCTAACAGGTGGAAAAAACAGGTGCGGCGTGTCGCTAAAACACACGCAAAAGTACGGAACAGTCGGCGTGATTACTTACATAAAGCAACTACGGCAATCGTCGAAAGCCAAGACGTTATTGTTGTCGAGTCCCTTCGTGTAGCCAACATGGTAAAAAATCGCCGCCTGTCCCGTGCCATCAATGACGCAAGCATGAGCGAATTTATTTCAATGCTCGAATATAAGTCAGGTTGGTACGGGAAAATGTTTGTCAAGGTTGATACCTGGTTCCCGTCGTCAAAGACGTGCGGGGCATGTGGCCACAAACTTGATGAATTGGATTTATCGGCTCGAAGCTGGGAATGCCCGAAGTGCAAGACGGCGCATGATCGCGATTTAAACGCGGCGAAAAATATCCTGGCTGAGGGTTTGCGGGTAGCGCGGGGAACGCGCGAACCCAACATGGACGTTAAAAATCGCGTGGACTTTTTAGCTCTGGCTGCCGCGTTGAGCGGTAGCGAAACTGGGGAGGCAGAAGCGCGGATTGTACGCGAACCGATAAGCCCGTATGGAACGGGATTGAGGGACGCATGACGAATTCCAACTACAGAGGACGAACATGCAAAACGCAGATCATAACGCCAAAGTCAGCGACAGCAGTGGGGCTGGCATTGGTTCAGGGATGCTGGAAGACATGCACCCAAGTGGGCATTACATCGCCCAATTCCATAATGCTGAAGGGGAGCTGGTTTGGGAAGATGAAATCCTTAACCTGGTTACGACCGTCGGCAAAAACTTCTTTTTAGATACCTTATTGGCAGGCAGTGCCTATACCGCTTCCTGGTTTATGGGCTTGGTTGATGGCGGCTCCACACCGACCTATAACGCTGCTGATACGATGGCATCCCATGCTGGATGGACGGAAAACACCGCCTATTCCAATAGCACCCGCCCAGCCCCATCCTGGAGCAGCGCAGCGGCAGGCAGTAAAGCCACCTCGGCGGCAGTTGTGTTCAATATTAACTCCGCCGGTACGATTGCCGGGGCGTTTTTGAATACGGTCAGCACAAAGGCAGGTACGACGGGGACATTGTATTCTGAGGGGAATTTCTCGGGCGGGAATCAACCTGTTTCCAATGGTGGGACCTTAAGTATTTCTTATTCTAGTTCGCTTACGTAATTAATTACTTACAAATAAAGGTTGAATATGGCAACGTTTAAAAAAGGCGACAAAGTCGCACAAATCGTCCCGGTCATAAAAGGCGAGGTTACAACCTTTGCAGTCGACCAGGAAAGCGGGGAAATCCAGTACCAAGTCGCTTGGCTAGAACCTGATGGGCAAGAGCAAAGCCGCTACTTTAAAGAGCATGAAATTGAAGCTGATAGTGCTGCTGCTGTTGTAGAAGCAGCAATCGATAGCGCCGTTTAGATGAAAAAGCGCCATTACAAACCAGTCAATACACAACGCCTAGAACGCTGGCTGGGGGCTGAGAAAATTGCGCATTTGCAGCAATCCATGCGCGGTTGGTACGGCAGGCCGATCTATTTAATCGACGTGCCGGGCAATGTCTGGATCGATGCGGATGGGCAGTTTACCGGCGACTTTAAACACGGTTTTTTTGCCTGTGCGCTCGATAGCCTTGAGGATTATATTAGGCGCTTTTGGCATGAGGCAGGCAGGCCGCAATATGGTCAATTTGCTGTCGGTTTTGCCAGCATCAGTGATGCATTGGCGCGGGCGTCGCAAGGCAATAGCCAACGCCGTAATTTCAACAAGGTTGGCGCTGCTGGCGTTATAGGCGTTACTAACACCTTATGGCGGGTAGGTCCACAACCGGCGGCAGGGAGCGCTGGTGGTGCTGCTCCGGGTGGTACTGCCCATACCTCAGCCGATACCGGCGCATTGTTTTACAGCAACCCGGCATCCGGCACTTTGCATTTAGTAGGCGCTGATGTTGGTGCGGGGGTTGCGCAAAATAGTTTATTGATTTATGACCGGCTGTTTTCAGTCACTAAAACCATGAATAGCACGGCTGCTGAAACCGTTACGGGAACACCGACACGTTATCAAAATAGCTCTGCACTAGCTTCTGATTTTAGCGGCGATAACTTCCTATTCGTCGAAGTTGGCGGAACTGCTTTAGCAGCCACTGCCCATAACTGGACGGGAACCTATACCAATGAAAGCGGTACGGCTGGGCAAACCCTGCCATCTTTAACCGGTAATGCTTCGGCAATTGTCGATAGGTTAGACCATCCTACCCAATCAT